AGCATGGGTATAAAAGCAATAGGTGTAGGCTTAAAGGCTTTGGGTATCGGCGTAGTTACTGCTGCAATTGCTTTTTTTGCAGACGCTTTATCTAGAAATCAAAAATTTACGGATGCTCTAGGTACTTCTTTAGAAGCTATCGCTTTAGTATTTACTCAAGTAGTCAATGCGATAGTTAAAACAGTTGAGCAAGTTAATGCCTCTTCTAATGGTTTCGACTCTTTAGGTAAGGTTATTAAAGGGCTTTTAACACTTGCTATTACTCCTTTAAAGTTAGGTTTTTTCGGAATAAAATTAGGACTTCAAGAAGCTCAACTTGCTTGGGAAACATCATTCTTTGGCGATGACGACCCGAAGACTATTAAGGAACTAAACGAAAGAATAAAAGAAACTAGGTTAAACATTGAAGAGACTGGAAAGGATGCAATTAAAGCGGGTAAGGATGTAGCTACAAACGTAGTAGGCGCAATATCTGAGGTTTCAAACGTTGCAGTTATCGCTAATAAAAATCTAAGTGAAATTAGTATAAGTTCAGCAATAGAGCAAGCAAAAGTTAACAATCAATTAAAAAACAGTGCTATACTTGCTGAAGCAGGACTTCAAGGGTTGATAGAAAAATATGATCGAGAAGCTGAATTACTCAGACAGATAAGAGATGATGACCGTAAATCTATTGCGGAAAGAATACAAGCAAACGATGACCTAGCGGCTAAACTTGATGAGCAAGAGAAAGCGCAAAAATCACTGGCTGGAATAAGAGTGCAGCAAGCGAGGGAGTCTTTAAAGTTCAATAATGATAACGTAGAGGCTCAAGCAGAATTGATCTCAGCAACTAACGAACTTGCAGCGATAGAAGCAACCGTTGCGGGGTTTAGATCAGAACAACAAATAAATAGAAACGCTTTAGACAAAGAGCGTATAGAAATATTAAGATCGCTTAATGAGATAGGGAAATCAGATTTAGAACTTGCCAAGTCAGAAGCAGAACAAATAAGAGACGACCGACTTCTACAAATAGAATTACAGGTTGAAGATGAAGTAGAAAAGTTTAGACTATTAGCAGCCGCAAGGACTGACTTTGATAATACTATTTCAGACCTTGACGAAGCAGAAGCGGCAAGAGTTGCAGAAGCGATAGCAGAAACAGATAAAAAAAATAAAGAGGCTGCCGAAAAAGCGGCTAAGATAGTAGAGTTAGAATCACAAGCAAAGATAGATGCAACTGATTCCTATGTTATGGCAGCACAAGCGGCTAGTAACTTATTAGGAAGAGAAACGGCAGCGGGTAAAGCTTTAGCGGTTGCCACTACTCTTGCCAGCACTTACACAAGTGCTCAGAAAGCTTATGAAAGTCAGTTAACTATTCCAACACCTGACGCACCAATTAGAGCGACAATTGCAGCGGGTGTAGCAATAGCCACAGGACTTGCAAATGTTAAGCAAATACTTGCGGTAAAAGTAGCAGGTCAAAGTGGTGGAGGTGGTGCAGTAGGAGGTTCTTCTCAACAATCATCCCCAGCGTTTAACCTCACTGGAAGGTCAAATGTAAACCAATTACAGACAGGAATAGACGAGCAAGAGACAGCACCAGTAAGAGCCTTTGTAGTTAGTCAAGACGTAACGACTCAACAGTCAGCAGATAGAGCAACAAGATCACAGGCTAGTTTTGGATAATAAAAAAACCCCATCAGTCCGTCGATAGGGTTTTAATTTAATGCTAAAGTCCGTTATAGCATTTACTAGCGATGCGAATATACAACTTTTATTTAAGATTCAAAGTTTTTACTTTCAACATTTCTTAATTCTAATGTGTCAGTATTTTCTTTATTGTGTTGTTTCAATTTCATAATAGTATTAGCTCTATCTAACTCATATTTTAAAGCGTTGTTAGCTTGTTTTGCTAGGTTTGCCTGACTCTTTGCAGTTTCGTTATCGATTTCTTTAGCATCTAATTTCTCCATTTGTCCGAAAATAAAGGCTAGAAGTGATTTGTTGTTTACTGGTGTCATAATTATTGATTTATTTTAATGTTTAATTCTAATATATTAATAAATAGCTCATTTAAAGCTAGTGTCTTTTCTTCTCCCCACTTGTTGTCAAATCTTTTAAGTAACGCAATGGTTTTTTTATATTTAGTTTTATACTTTTTATACTGAATATCACTAAGGTATAAGTGTATTTCACGAATTAAAGCGTCTTTTAAAGTATGGCTTTTATTATCTAAATATAATTTTATAGCATCTAAAAGGTTAATTGATTTGCAAACAAAAGGTCTACTGCATATCACTATTGTTACACTTCTGCTTGATAATTCATTTGAATGTTGAAAACGATTTGAGTAATTGAATTTTGTTATATGCTCCAATATAATGCTTTCTATAACTTCTTCATAGTAACGTCGATTAGTGAAATAACTAGTTTCTTTTGTTTTTTCTTTAGCAATTTTTAACCTTATTAATTCATTACAAATACTAAGATATTTATAATCGTCTTTGATGGGGTCTAAAATAAAATAGGTTCTTTTTAGACATTTATCGCTAAAAACATCGTGTCCATAAATACAAGCGCATTCGCTATGCGTTACTACTTCGCTTTTCATAATTTTTGTTTTGTCAAATATAACACTTATCAACAATGTAAAAGATTAACAATTATATTATTTATTTATTTATTAAACACTTTCTATAAATTATCGTTATAACTATATGAAGCTATACAACGTCGAGTATAATCCATTAGAAAACGAGGGCATTTATGCCTTGTCAGTAGTGAAAAATCCAGCAATGCAAAGCAACTGGATAACATTAAGCGAGAATCAATCTATAAAGCTTGCCACAGTAGACGCTGAACGTAGAATATTAATGGGTATTGCTTTAATTCCAAATAAACCGATCTACCGAAAGGACATGAGCGGGGAATATAACATTATTTTTTCTTCTAAAACCGTAGAACAAGCAGCACACGACTTTGTAAAACGCGGTAACACAAACAACAGCACCCTAGAGCATGAAATTGATTTAGGTAGTGAGGCTGTTAGCGTTGTGGAGTCTTGGATAGTTGAAGATGATGTTAACGACAAGAGCCGTAAATATGGCTTTAAAGAGCCAGTTGGAAGTTGGGCGGTTATGATGAAAGTACATGATGACGCTACATGGGAGAAGGCAAAGAACGGAGAGATACTAGGCTTTAGTATAGACGCTATGTTCAATTTAAATGAAATTACTAAAAAGGTAAATATGAGTGAAACAAAGAAGTCTAGTAATTGGACAAAGTTAGCGGCTTACATCGCAACTTTTGCTAATGAAGATGAGCAGGAGACTGCCGTAAAATTAGAAAGCGTAACTACTGCCGACGGTGTAGAGGTTATGTATGAGGGCGAAACGCTAGAGTCAGGCGTAGCTGTTTTTATCGAAAACGAAGGCGAAAGAGTGCCTTTGCCAGTAGGAGAATATGTGCTAGAAAGCGGACAAACTTTGGTTATATCCGAAGAGGGAATAACTGCTGAAATTAAAGACGCAGAAGCAGTTGAAGAAGTACCTGCTGAATTAGCAGATGCAGAAATGGAAAAATTTGTTGAGATGCTAGATAAAGCTTTGGGTCTTAAAGAATTGAAAGCAAATAGCGAAAGTTTAAAAACTGAACTAGCATCTATTAAGGCGGACAATGTGGCGTTAAAAGCTCAAATAGTAGAGTTCGGAAAGACACCCGCAACAACTAAAGTAACAATTAAAAAGGCAGAGCAAAAGATCGACTTGAGCTTGCTAAAAACTAAACAAGAGCGACTATTCGCACATTTTCAAAATAACAACTAAAAGATGGCAACAACAATAACAGTAGCAAGTAACTACGCAGGTAAAGCAGCAGGCGAATATTTCTTAAAAGCATTTAAAGAAGAGGATACTTTAAGATTAGGATTGATTGACATCGTCGCAGATGTTAATTTTAAGTATAACCTTAAAAAATTAGAAAGCGCATTAGGCACTGTGGACTATACTTGTGGTTTTGCACCAGCGGGATCGGTTACTTTATCAGAAAAAGTTATCATACCTAAGAAGTTTAAAAATGACCTCTTACTATGTAAGGAAGAATTTAGACCTACATGGACTGGCGACTTAATGGGAGCAAGTGCATACAATCCTAACGAACCAACAGACGTTATAAATGGAATGATGTCCGATTTACTAGCTCAACAAGCTGTAAAGGTAGAGGACGACATATGGAACGGTACAGACGTAGCGGGTTCTTTTGCAGGA